GAAGCCGAGGCGGATCACAGGACAACCTCCACGGCGACGATCTCAAGGGTCCGCTGCCGTTGATCGCGGTCGGTGCACGACCGGACGTTCAGGTACCGGACGGTCCCGCGGTCGGTCCAGAGCAGCCGGGAACGGGTGCTCACGTTCGGGTGCCAGGCGGCGAGCATCCGGTAGGTCGTTTGGACGGCCGGGCCGCCGTCATCCACCGACTCCGAGGTGTCCATCTGCTCGATGTGCGCCGGCACCGCGGCCACGGACAGCCACGCTTCCGAGTTCTGGCCGAGTGAATCGACCGTGACGGTGGGATTCTGCACCGTCACCATCTGCCGCATCATCCCTCGGGGGACGTGGTTCACCCGATGCCCTTGCCCATCATGGCGGAAATGCGGTCGAAGTAGTCGCTCGACAACGTGAACGTATCGTCGCCTCGCGACTGGACGTGCTGCGTCACACGTTGCAGCAGCATCATTTCGAGCAGCGGGTTCAGCGTGTTCGACCCGGCCGTCAGGCGAAGCGTCGCCGGGTACTCCGCCGAAGGCGTGTCGAGGCTCGCGTAGGTGAGCCCGTTGATCTGTTGGAGATTCAGCGCGAGGTACAAGCCGCCGCCGAGGTCGAGCTCGCACAGCGTCACCGGCTGCCGTTCGAGCCGGATCAACTTCTCCTCGTTGGCAGGCTCCGACGCGACGTACTGGTAGCGCGTGACGGGATCCACGCACCACCCCGTCCGCTCCTCCACCTCCCTGACGGCGGCCTCCCACGCGATTTGGATCGCGGGATCGTCAGCTTCGTGCGGAATGCGTGCCCACGCTCGGAACTTGGCGATGTCGATAGGCATCCGGACTCCGGGGAGCCGGGGGGCCCGGCCGTCGAGCCGGGCCCCCCTGCCGATGGGAGGAGAAGACTCAGGCGTTCGTGACCTGGAGCTGCACCAAGGACTTCACGCGGGTGAAGGCCGAGTTCGCGAACGTCATGCCCTGGAAGATCACGCGGGCGCTGCTCGCCGCCGTGATCTCGTCGCGGATCATGCCGACGCCGCCCCACTCGCGGATCGAGAAGCCCTCGCTGATGTTGCCGAGGACCGCGACCACGTTCTTTCCGGTGCTCGCCGTCGCGACGTGCGCCGGGAGGTACTCGGTGACGTAGACGGGCAGGCCCATCAGGGTGAACGGCGCCGCGTTCTGGAGCACCTGGTAGTCGGAGCTCGGGACGAACAGCGGGACGTTGTTCGCCTTGAGGCCCGCGAGGGCCGCGTAGGCGTCCTGCGGGAGAATCCACGCCGCCGAGCCCCAGTACGCCGCCGGGAGCTTCGTGTAACGCATCTCGGTGAGCTTGTCGAGCGTGATGCCCGCCGTGATCGCGAGGGCACGGGTCGTGCCGGTCGAGGTCGCGGTCGTGATGTGGGTATTCGCGTTGACCGTGAAGATGCCGGTCGGCGCGTTGGTGCCCGAACCGCCGACGTAGCCCCATTCGAGGTTCTTGGCGAGCTGACGCTGCAAGGCGTCCATGACCTCGGCCTCGACATCGAAGTTGGCCTGGCGGATCAGCTGCTGCGACACCTGGGTCGCGGGCAGGCACGGCACCGGCGAGATCGGCACCTCGGCGAACGCCGGGTCGATCAGGGTGCGGGCCGTCGTGGCGGTATCGGGCTGCGTCCACGCCGACGTGTAGTCGTTGGTCGCCATCGTGTTGTAGCGGAGGGTCGGGTAGCCCTGGACGCCCGTGCGGAGGTCGGCGAGGTTGCGGACCACGGTGTTGGCGTCGAGGTACTTGAGGATGCCGTCCTCGTACAGCTTCGGAATCAGGATTGAGCTCGACGACGTCGAGATCAGCTCGCGGCTTTCCGGAGCCCGGCCGCCCTTCAGCCATCCGAGGAACTGCTCGCGGTACTCGCCGCTCGCCCGCCACTCGGTCGCCTGCTCGCGCTTCTCGGCGACGATCTTCGAGGTCGCCGCGTGGCTCGCGAACTTCTCGCGGAGCTCCGCCGCCGACCGCTTCTGGTTCAGGTCCTTCAGCTCGTCGAGCAGCTCGTTGGCACGGGCCTCCTGCTCGGCGGAAATCTGGTCGGTGGCGAGGATGCCGTTGACCTCGGTCTCGATGGCCTTGCGGCGCTCAATGATCTCGGACTGCTTCATGTGTGGAGCCTCAGTCGCAGACGAAGCCGGGCAAGCGCCGGGCTGTAGGTGCGTGCTTCGGCGCTCGTCTGCGGATATGCGCCGTTTTGGACAATGGAGACCTCGCGAAGATCGACTTCGCGAAGGGTTCGCTCGGAGCCGTTCCAGGCGTCGGAGCGGACGAAGAAGCCGAAGCTCATCTCGGTCAGTACGCCCGCCTCGACCAAGGCGCGAACGTCGCGGGCCCGCTGCGTGTCGGGAAGGTTGACCTCGAACGCAAGGCCGCGTTCGTCGCTGTCGAGCTTCAGGAGGCCGCTCTTGGTGTTGGCGACGAGCTCGCGGCGGTCATGCCCGACGAGGAGTTCGATGTTCTGCTCCAGGCTGCGGTCGAACGCGCCGCGGGCAACGCGCTCGACGAATGGCTTGCCGTTGTTCACGCCTCGCACGACGAGCGGATGGCTCGGCGCGTCGTACACTGCCGCGTAGCCGCCGAGCTTGCCGTTGTCGCGAACAAGGGTCGCGGTGCGGACCTCAAGCATCGGGCGATTCCCCTTCCTCCTCGGCATCGGGGCCGACGGCCGCGGATGCGCCACCGGGCATGGACACCCGCGGCTCGTCAAGCCCCTTGACGGGCGGCAACCCGAGGTAGTGCCGAGCGTCGTTGGGCGACATGACCCCGGCGAGCACGAGCTTCGAGAACGCCATCCCCGCGTCCCGGAGGTTCCCTCTGGTGATCGGGGTCACGTCGATGCGAACGTGCTCGCCGGGCCGGCAGAGCTTCCGCGTGAGCTCCGACTCCCACGCGGTTGCCCATGCCGCGATGGCACCGTCGGCGTACGCCCGGGCCGTCTCCGCCTGGCTCGACAGCGCCCCGCCGCCCTGCTGAAACAGCATCTCGGGCGGGACGCCGAACGCCCTGGCGATCTCCTGCACGGAGAACCGCCGGGATTCGAGCATGGAGCCCGAAGTTTCCTGGCTGATCTTCTCCGCCTTCATCCCTTCGCGGAGGATCAGCGGACGCGAAGCGCCGTCGGCGGTCGCGTGCATGGTCGTCCAGGCGTCGCGGATGGCCTGCACCGTCTGGTCGGACATCCCGCCCGGGTGCATGATCGCCACCTTACCCATGCTGCCCGTCTTGACGAGCGATTGGTGGGCCCCGTTCTCGTCCGCGGCGAGCTGCATGGCCTGCCGGGCCGCGTCGAGCGGCGACCGGAACCAGACGGGATTCAGGTAGTCGGGGTAGCACCCGACGTGCAGCACCTGGTCGGCTGCGAGCTGCACGTTCCCGATCCGGTAGATCGGGCCGTCATCCGTCGCCTCGCCGGTCAGGGCGTCGGCGGGCACCGGCTGAAGCTCGGCGACCGACCCGTCCGCCCCGCGGCGGATGATCGCGATGCCGTTGCCGTGGGTCAGGGCGACGGCCGTCGTGTACCGCCGGAACTCGTAGCCCGTCTGCCACCGGCTCGCCTCGCGGTTCATCAGCGCCGCGACCGGGTGGTCGTCGATGCGCTGCATCTGGCTGTCGTAGACCGTGACCGGGAGCCGGGCGATGTCGGCCGAGATCAGGTTCGTCGCACGGACCACCGCCGGAATCGCGTCGGCAGGCGACGTGACGATGGGCTCGGGTCGCGTGTAGATCGCGACGCCCGACTTGAACCCGAAGAACCGTGAGAAGAAGCCCACGGTCGCATAGAACACAAGTGCCCCGACTCGTCAAGAGCAAATCCGGCAAACACGGACTATCCGATGGGGCACACGCTCGCCGACAGGCCGCTGTGCGTTCGCACTTGGTGGTGCTCCATGAGCAGCGCCGCCATGTTCCCGGCGACCACGGCGTCGGTATTGCCTGCCGACCGGCCCTTCACCGGCCGGACGTTGCCCACGTTGTCGGCAATCAGCCGCACGGCGTTCAGCGCCGACCGCAGGACCGGGTCAGGCTCGTAGACGAGCTGCCGCGACTTCAGGAGGTCGCCCCAGAGCTTCCACGCCGGGGCCATCGTGCGGATCGACTGGTCGATCGGGACGATCGGCCACCCCTTGTCCTGCCACCGCTTGATGTCCTTGGCTTGGCTCGGGTGCGGATCGACGCCGATCTTGCGGATTGCATAGCGGGCCATGAGCGATTCAATTTCGGCCTCGACCACCGCCATGTCGTGCCACTCGCCCGGCATCCGCCGGAGGTGCCCCTGCTCGACCCACGCGCCGAGCGGGTTCTTGCACCGCTTCTCGTCGCGGCCGATGTCCGTCCCGGCCCACCATGAGACGTTCCGGGCCCGGATCTTGTCGCCGTCCACGACCATCAGGCACAGGGTCGTGAGGTCGAGCTGCGAGCCGTAGCCGCCACGCGACAGGTCAAGCCCGATGACGCCTGGCTGCTGCCGCAGGCGATCCCAATCGGCAGGCTCCATCTGCCGTTCAAGCACCCCGAGGTCGATGTCCGTGGTGGCAAGTTCGTGGTACCGGCAGGCGAGCTGCGTCTCGAACTCGGCGATTTGCGCCGGGTCGCCGGATTCGAGCATCGTCCGGGCCGAAATCTCCAACTGCGTCGGGTCGATGATCGTGCCGAGCGCCGGGTGCGCCTTCGGCCACGTCGCCGGGTCCGACGCCTGGTCGTCCTGCTCAAGCCCGTAGAGCATCGGCCACCACCCGGCGGGGTACGGGACGCCCTCGGCGATGGCCCGCTCAAGGGCGTCCCAGTAGCCCCAAATGGGCCGGGTTTTCTGCTCCGGGTCCGGCGTCGTGATCGCCAAGAGCTGCGATGTCGGGAACTTGGCGAGGCCCGTCAGGAGCCTCCCGAACGCCTTCTCCATGCGGGCGACCTCGTCGGCGATGACCATCCGGGTCGTGAGGCCGTCGAGCGCCTTGTCCGTGCAGGGTAGGGAGATGTATTTGTTTCCCCCGTGCTTCACGCGGCCCGGATGCGCCGGGGTCGAACCGCCCGTCGCCTTCCACTCGGCCGTGCCGAGGGTCTCCGCCATCATCTGCATCCGCTCGAACGTCTTTTGGGCAAGTCGGCCGTCGGGCGCGACCGACGAGAACTCCAGGCGCGTCGATGGATCGGCCATGGCCGCCATGAGGAGCGACGCGGCGAACTCCGTCTTCCCGTTGCCGCGGGCGACCGACAGCAACAGCGCCTTCGTCGCCGGGGTATCCGACCGGCATCCGTCGATGACTCGCCGCCTGGCGAGGAGCACCATCGCGACCATGCACTGCCACGGCATCCAGACGAGCGGCTGCCCTGCTCCCGCCTCGGCGCCTTGCCCGCATTTCAGGGCGAACGCCCTCGCCTGCTCCGCTCTCCCGTCATCCCACCAGACTGCGTGAGCCGATGGGTCCGCCCGCTCGGCGAGGTAGCGCCGACACGCATCCCGCACCCGTGCGTTCGCGACAAGGTCGCCGGAAACCACCGATTTCGCGTAGGCGTCGGCTTGGTCGGCGCATAAACACGGCTTGCGCCGATGGTTACGCCGGGTGTCGGTTTTCGTGGCCCCACTTCCGTGGTGCCCCGTAGTTCGGCCCCCCCTCGGGGGTGAAGGGGGGGTCGATTTCATCGCCTTTCCATTGCCTCCCGTGCAGTCTTCTCGCGATGGCACTCAACGCACAGCGACTGAATGTTGCATGCGTCGTTCGTTCCGCCCCTGTGCAACGGCACGATGTGGTCCGCTTCGAGGTTCGCGATGGCTCCGCACCGGACGCATTGCACGTTGTTCGCCTTGTGCTGCTTGGCTTTGCGCGTCCATGATCCGCCGCGTGACCGCTTCAGGTGCGCGACGTTGACCGGCTTCCCGAGCCCGCCGTCAAACCTGTACCGGTGCATCCCTGATCCCGTTGAGCGCGTCGATGAGCTTCTCGGTGTCCGCCCTTCGCCATACGACAAGCCAGGGCGAGTGGTCTTGCCTGCACACGACCACGGGGATTTGGCCGTACTTCGAGTCGCGCACGGCTTGCTGCACCCATCGTTCCGCGTACCCGCAGGTGACGCTCTTGAACGCGAGGTAGTTCCTCCGCATGATCCCGGGAAGATGGTCGAGGCGGCAATAGCACAACTCTCCCGCGACGAGCATCCCGGTCTCGGCGCTTCGTTTGACCCACCACGTCAGCCCGGCCTTGTAGTGCTTCACCTCGAAATGCAACGGCGTACGCACGTTCGTCGGCTCTATGTCGCCGTTTCCGAGGCCGTTGTATTGCTGCGTCCTGTGGAACTTGACGCCGAGCACGGTGCCGACTGCCTCGGCCGCCTGGAGCTCCGCCCGCTTTCCCTTGGATCGTGAATCGGTCATTGCTTTACCTCGAAACAATCCCACTTTCGCAACAAGGCGTAGTCCTTTGGCCTGATCACGCGGTCGAAGTTCAACGCCTTGAGTTCGCACACCTCCCGCCTCGCCTCGTCGCGCTCGAAGCGAAGTCGTTCGATCTCGCCGACGGCTTCGGTGAACATCTGGCGCATGAAGTAGCCACCATCAGACTCTCGCAGACGGACCACGATGTCGGGGTCGGTCATGCGTCCTCCCATCCGCCTTGGCGGAACACTTGCGGCGGCCTGACAAACTCGCCGCTTTGGATGCGTTCGTGCCTCGCGTCAGGGTTGCCGTACAGAAGCGCCCGAAGGTCGCTGATCTCCTGTGCTTGGCGCTGAATGATCTCGGTGCTCGTCCGATTGATGGCAAGCAACTCGCCGAGGTAGTGCGCCACCACCGTCGGGAGGTGCTTCCGGCTCGACTCAAGGAACTTGGTGATCTCGGCGATCAACGCGGTATGGGCGGTCATGCGGCCAGCCTCCTGATCCGGTACATGAGCACCGCCGCCGGGTCGCGTACCTCGACCATGCTTGCGAGCATTTCCGCGAGCGTCTCGTAGGCACCGTTGCCGGTGCGGGCCCAATTGCGGGCGAGGGCGATCCACGCCTCCTGGGCGGCGTTGCCGATCACGCCGTGCTCGCCG